CGGCAGCGGCGCCAGGGTTGTGGGCTTGATCAGACATGTCATTCTCCTGGGGATCTGAGCCGTTGAGCTCGTTGAGTAGTGCCGCCACCGCGTTAGACGGTGTTGCCACCTGGTCGATAAGACCTGCTGCAAGTGCATCATCAGCCCGGAAAATCCGAGCCTCGGTGTCACGAACAGCCTTTTCACTGAGACCTCTGTTGCGTGCAACAAGGGAAACAAATTTGTCGTAGGAGCTGTCGACGCCCTTCTGGATGTCGGCCTTTACGCTCGGCGGCAGGTCGTTGAATGGGTTGCCGTCGACTTTGTGTGCGCCAGCATAAATCATAGTGACCTTGACGCCAAAGTTTTCCAGTGCTTTTTCGATGCTCATGTGCATCCCGACCACGCCAATGCTACCGGCGCCGCCGCTGGGGGTTACCACGATCTTGTCGGCGGCACTGGCAACCATGTAGCAGGCCGAGTAGCAGTTCGAGTCCACCACGGCCGTCATCGGCTTCACGCCGCGGTAGGCGTAGATGTCGTCAGACAGCTCGAAGCAGCCTGCAGCTTCGCCGCCGTAGCTGTTGCAGTCGAAGATGACAGCCTTGACGTCGTTGTCGGCCATGGCCAAGTCGAGCTGGCGGCGGATGAAGTTGTAGCCGGTCACATAGCCGTACGAGGCGCCGAAGCGATTGATCAAGCTCCCGTGCACCGGGATGATCGCCAAGCCACCGGCAAAGGCGAAAGGCTTCGCGTCAGTGGCTGGGGTTTGGCCGTACGCCGCGAGCATTTCGCTCTGGCGCTCAGGCTGCTTGTTTGCCTCGCCTTCCGAACTGGCCATGGCCAGCTGGCGAATATCGGCGGCCGCGTCCTGCATACCGTGAACGGCGATCAGGGACGCCTGCATGTTCAGCCGGCTCATTACATTGCGTGCGATCAGCTGGCTCATTTGTCAGCGTCCTCTTGTGCGTCGTTGGCGTCGTTGTCTTCTGCCAGGGTTTGCTGGGTACTCGCGGCACCCGACTTCTGGGCGTCGAGGGCGAACGACAGGTTGTATTTTTTCGCAAGGTAGTCCTCGCGCTCGCGCTGCTTGAACAGGTCACGCCAGTCCAGACCCAGGCGCGCGGCCTCGAGCTCGTAGGTCGACAAGCCCGCTTTGATGCGCAGCATAGCAGCCTGCGTCTCCTTCAGCTCGTCAACTTGCCCACGGCTCGCGCCGATCCAGGTGCAGGACCCAAGTGCATCCTTGACCATTGGCTCGTAGAACCAGCTGGCGTCCTTGCCAGGCGGCAGTGGGATGTTGCCGGCGTTGATCTCTTCCTCAAGCCACAGGTGGTAGATGAAGGTGGCGAACCGGTCGGCCACCAGCTTCTTGCGCGACTGCATGAACTTCCAGGTCTCGGACATGCTGGCACGGGCCGAGCTGTAGTTCGTCTTGGTGTAGTCGCGGCTGAACTGCTCGTAGGACAGGCCCAGGCTGGCGGCAATGTGGCGAAGCAGCGACTGCTCGAAACCATCACCCACGCCGCCGGGCGTGCCCAACGACTTGACGTTCATCTTCGTGCCCGGGAAAAGGTGCGGCATCATGACGCCGTCGACGGCAATGTTCTTCGCGCCGTCGAGATACCCGGCCAGCTGGGTCATCCAGTTGCCGAGGTATTGGTTGATGCTTTCCACAGGGTTCTGCCCGGTACCGGCCGCACCGGCGCCGAGTGCCTGGAAGACCTGATCAGACGGCAGTTCCGACTCGATCGATGCTGCGTAGGTGGCTGCGACCACGGCCTGCTGCAGGGTGACGTCCTGAAACTTCTTCGTCATCCGCATCTGCTTGAGCACGGCCACCATGTCGGCCACGCCACGGGTCTGGTCGGGCAGACGCTGCTCGACGATGTGGCAGACCTGCTTGCGACCCCAGGGCTTCTCTGCCGGAATGCGCGACCAGCTCCAAACCGGTGCCCACGGGTCGGTGACATAGCCATTCCGGATCCAGTACGCAATCGGTCGACCTCGGAAGTTCATTTCGACGCCGCGGCGCAAGGTCTGCGTGTCCATCCCCATGTCTGGGTTGCACAGGCGATCCGGCGACACCATCTGAACAGCGCTTGAGAACGGCCGGCGGAATTCGCGAATCCATTCGGCCGTAGCCAGCACTTCGCCGCTGAGCATGAACGTGGCAATGGCCAGGCGCACCTGACCTGTCAGCTTGTTGCGGCCGGATGCATCCAGCCAGCAGTCTTCCGACTCGGCGTAGACGTTGAATCGCGCCTCGACGATGTCCTGAAACTCTTCGGCGTATTCGTCGCTGAGACCCAGGGCGCGGATATTTGGCTGAGCGTTCAGGCGGTAGTGTGCACCGACGATGTTGTCCTGGTGCAGCGCCACGGCACCGTTGGCATAGCCATCGTTCATCGCGATGTCGCGGGAGCGGGCATCAGCCATTGGCTTGGCGCTGTTGATGATGCTGTCGGGCGAACCGAAGTTGGGGCGCCACGCCATCATTTCGCGGCTGGTACGGTCGGCACCTTCAAGCCCGCCGTTGGCCTCGTGCACCACGGGCTTCGTGTCAGCGGCGGTGCCCGGCTGGGGCAGCTTCACTCGAATTGGGGTAGCCATCAGAAAATAAACCTCGCTGGGCCGTTAGGACGGCGTGGGCAACCTGCGACGATCAGCTGCGAAGCCAGGTCCTGAATGTAGGCGTAAAGGTCGCTGCGCCGCGCCGCGCTGAAGCGCACGCTCTCGCCGTTCTGATCGCGGACTTCGACGACGGCGGTGCCTGTCATCAGCTGGTGATACGCCTTGCGCGCCTCGCTCAGCAGCTGCCTGATTTCTTCTTGCGTCATTTCGGGTTGGCACGCCATCAGGCAATCCTCGATGCTAGTTGTGCAAAATCGTATTGGGTGGGCGGCGGTTGCGCAAACCTTTTCGGTGCGTCGGGCTCGCTGACCATCGTGTTGTCGTCCCACTCGGCGGCCCAGCTCGGTGGGTTCTGCCAGTCCAGCTTCTCGAGCGGCAGGAGGGACGACGAGCCCAGGCCCAGCAGATAATACATCAAGTCCCAACTTTCGTTTCGTGCATGTGGCCGCTGCTCCCACCCTTTTGGTGTGCGGAACTCGGCGCACAGTTCCTGATAGAACCAGTCTGGCAGCCAGTTGGGAAAGCGGATCATGCCGCGACCCGGCTCAATGCAGTCTAGGCGCGCGTGCAGGGCGTCCTTCAGCACGTTGGAGTTGAGCATGAGGACCGGCACGTCGCCGCGCGCGGTGCTGAGCTTGTCCTTTTGCGAGGCGTCGGGGTGTGTGATGCGCGAGCGGGGCACGCCTGGCTTGTTGTCACCCTTGAGCAGGTGGAACCTGCCGGCCAAGCCGCGCGAGCGCAACGAGCGGTAGAACTCATAGGCCATGCTGGTGACCGACTCGCCTTTTCGCTTCGAGTAGCCGCCGGAGTCACAGGTGGTGATCTTGATGGCCATGCGGCGGCCGGTGTCGTCGTCAAGAGGGTAGGTCTTGTCCATCACGTTGGTGATCAGGGTTTCCCAGTCCGACAGGTAGCTGGCAGGCTTGAGCCAGTAGCACTCGCCTGTCTCCTCGTCGAAGCGGTCCGACAGCTTCAGATCGAAGCGGTCCAGCACGACCACGTCATAAGGTGCGCCCGGTTGGATAGCGTGGACCTGCACCTTGAACATGTTTTTCTGCACGTCGACCTGGGCGGTGAGCAATCGGGTACCCACTGGCACCTTCTTCTCGGCCAGGTTCTCGGCACGCGCCAGCAGATGCTCGGGCACACGTTCGGAGTCCACCGCTTTCGGAATGTAGGGTTCACCGAGGTCGGTGTTGTAGAACTTCTTCAGCGACTCCTCGCTGCCGGTGTCGGCGTATTCCTGCTCGGCGATGATGTAGGTCCGGACCAGGTGAGCCCAGGTGGTGAACGCGGCAGCGATGCCGTTGAGCCAGAAGCTCGCGGTCAAGGTGCGACGCGGAACACCGATCCGCTGGCCGCGCTTGTTCACAGCCTCGCCATCCTTGATCCACATGCCCCATTTCTGCATTTCGACACGGTCATCGGGCTCGATGCGCCCTTGGCAGTGTGGGCACTTGAGCCATACGGTCTCGGAAGCAGTCAGTGGGTCGGCATGAGGCTCCCACTGCAGCTGGGGGAATCGACCTTCGAAGTATTCATCGCAGTGCGGGCAGGGCCAGTACCA